TCTTGGGATTCCCCCAGGTTAGGGAAGTGTTGGCCGACCCGCTAAGAGTGAAAGCTCATGCTCTCCACAGATTAGTGGAGCTTAGTGTAAATACTCAACCACTCAATTCGTTTGAAGAGTGGCAGGAATACAAGCGTGAGTATGAACTCCGTAAGTCGGATGAGGCGGCGTTTTTACAAGCCGTGGGCGCACGTTTTAAGTGCGAACACCAAGATTTTTGGCCCTCCTTTGATGAAAGGCAAGTCGAACTCCAAAGGTTAGAGGTGGAGAAGTATAAAACCTCGAAACCACCGTCAACTCCAATTGGTAGTGTGAATTGTGTGCAAGAACCTGGGTGCAAGCTCAGGGGCTTTGCCAGTCCGCACGTAGTGTTGCAGGCCTCTTTAGAGAGGCTAAAATGGTCACTCGATCATGCATTAAGATCCCTTTCTTGGGACTGCACCCATGATCAGTATAAGGGTGTAGAAGTTGTTCAACAATGGTTGAGAGAAGGAGAACACTGTTTTAGTGTCGACTTATCAGATGCGACAAACAATTTACCCTTCTGGTTGCAAGTTATGCTCCTCCAGTACTTGGGAGTACCACAGGAAGATGTTCACTTATTCCGACTTGTAGCCCGTTCAAAATATTCCATTGGATGGAAAGGTGGTAAGGAAACTACTATGTGGAATTGGGGACAACCCCTTGGGTCAGTACCCTCCTTTGCCTCTATGGGCATTCTACATGGACTCCTTGGTTTAGCTGCAGAAGTTTCCGCAGGGATACCAAAGAAGGAACTAGGAACGCACTTCGTTATACTGGGTGACGATATCGTCATACGAAGCAAACCAGTGCATGATGCTTACAGATACACTCTAAATCTTTTAGGAGTCCCTGTCTCGCAGGCTAAGTGTCTAGAGTCCCGCTCAGCTGCTTCATTCGCAGGGTGGTTAATAACCTCAGAGTATGTCTTCAAAGGTTGGAAGTTCAAAAAACCAGATCCGGATACAGCATCCTTTATGGATATGGTGCGGGAAGTGGGTATTAGAGCAATTACGCCCACATTACTTTCACTTCGGCAGTATTCTTATTGCCAGGCTATAAAGTTTCTTCCTCCCACTATAGGTTTTGGTTTTAATCCTAGGGGCATACCCCTCTGGAAAAGGCAAAATGTTCAAGTAGCCTTTAAAGAGTGGCATGATGATGTAATATACCGCAGAAGTCAACAAGCGTTGGCAACTGAGGCTAGTGTACTAAATGCTGTAATTTATGGTATGCCAACCTCTGCTAGAGTTCCAGATAGTTCATTTTGGAATCCCGG